AAACAAAAAAAATTAGCGGCGGCAGCAAAACCGCGAAACAAAATCACTGGTGCTGATTTTAAGGCGTTGAAAAAGAAAACAAAGAAAAAACGTAAAGCATGAAGCTATCACCAAACTTTACGCTTGATGAGCTTGTTAAAAGCCAGACAGCGGCACGGCGCGGCATACCCAACTTGCCAAACACAGACGAAATAGAAGCGTTGGAAAAGCTGTGCAAGTATATTTTGCAGCCTGTCAGGGACGTACACGGCCCGTTTATGGTTTCATCTGGGTTCAGAAGCCCAGAGTTATGTGCAGCTATTGGTTCTAAGCCAACCTCGCAACATTGTTGCACAGATGGCAAACACGCAGCCGCTGACTTCGAAGTGCCAATGGTGGACAACTATGACCTGGCTGTGTGGATTGAGAAAAATCTGCCTTTTGATCAGCTGATACTTGAATGTTATGAGGGCGGCAATTCTGGATGGGTTCATTGCTCATACGCAGACAAAGGCCGTAAAGAAACGCTGACCTACAGCAAGGCAAAAGGCTACCGCCAGGGGTTGTTAAAGGATGGCTAAAGCAAAACCAGCCAAGGGTAAGGCAAAGGTAAAGATCACAGCCACTGGTAAGAAGGTGTCCTACGGGCAGGCCGGTAAAGCAAAAGGCGGGGGGCCAAGGGTAAGAGCCGGTACAAAGAAGGGGGATAGTTATTGCGCGCGTTCATTTGGGCAGATGAAGAAAAACCCGAAGGCAGCAAAAAATCCAAACAGCCCTTTGAGGTTGTCGCGCAAGCGTTGGAAGTGCGCGGGGAAAAAATCCAGGAGATCATAATTATGAAGAAGCCGAAGGCTCTAACAAAGCGGCAGCAAGCTGCTTTGAAGCGTCACAGCGTTCACCACACCGCAAAGCACATGGCTGATATGAGGCGGTCTATGCGAGCGGGAAAAAATTTCAAAGAAGCGCATCGGATCGCGATGCGTAAAGTAGGCAAATAGGAGAGTGATATGCCTGGACACAAAATGAAAAAAATGAAGCCAAAAAGTAAAAAACCTGTAAAAGCAGCGGCAAAGAAAAAGAAAATGAAAAGAGGCATGAGGTATGCCTAAAAAGAAAAAAACCAGTGGGCCAACACCCACAAACCCTGCTTTATATTCGAGGGTGAAGGCTGCAGCAAAACGCAAGTTTGATGTATATCCATCAGCTTACGCAAACGCTTGGCTGGTTCGTGAATATAAAAAGCGCGGTGGTAAATATAAAGGTAAAAAACCGGCATGAGTTTGAAGAAATGGTTCCGTGAAGATTGGGTTGATATCGGTGCGCCCAAAAAAGGCGGCGGGTTCCAAAAGTGTGGGCGCGGATCGTCAAAGGGTAGCAAACGCAAATATCCAAAATGTGTCCCCGCTGCTAAAGCTGGACGCATGACAAAGGCGCAAAGGCAATCTGCGGTAAGGCGTAAAAGAGCAAAACCACAGGGTGTTGGCGGCAAGCCAACCAACGTGGCGACCTTTACCTAATTGGCACGGTCAATCTAGTCCAGTTTAGTCCAGGTCGTGGGCTACCAGAGGCTCCCATATCGTCCCAATCAGTCCCCTAAAACTGCCGAAAATACCACCAGATACCACCCAGAACCGAGCTTTCACGGCGGCAACACGGGTTCGAATCCCGTACGGGATGCCACACTATTTATCAAATAATTACAATAAGTTATAAGCCCCTGGCCCTTGAGGCTGGGGGCTATTTTTTTGTTTCTAGTCCAGTTTTAGTCCAGTTTTTTATAAAAAAAACTTGCAAACCTTGACTGAATAGGTTAAGGTTATGGTGTAGAAGAATCAATTTTACACGGGATAAAGACATGAAAGACTTAATAGTAAAGCAACGAAAAGACAGCCTCAAGTGGTGCATCAACGCAGAGCGAATTGGATTGTCAAGTAAAGAGGGTGGTTTCGAAACAAAGACAGAAGCAGAGGCAGAAGCAGCAAAGATGCTTGCAAGATTTCAACTCAATTTACCTTTAAAAGATAACATCGCTACGGAGTTGTTTTCTGTAAATGATGCTATTAGCGTTTATTTGGAACAAGAAAAGCTGATGCAAACAAAGCCATATCACCAGGAGCAAATACACAATCTTCAATTGCTGCAAAAAATGGTTTTTGAAGGCACGGCTGTGGGCAAACACCAGATGGAATATTTAGGCAGTAAAGCAGCGCGGATATCTTTCAAAAACTCTGCAACCAGGGCAATAACTGGTGAGGGTAAAAGCATAGCTACTATGGAAAAGCGGCGAAAGCATTGGGGTAAGTTTTTGCAACACGCTGCAATTTCAGGTTGGATAGACTTCAATCCTTTAGAAAAAATAAAACTGCCTGTGGAGTCAAAAGTTGATAGTCGCGCACCTCGCGTTCAAAAAGAATTTGTGAGGTGGTTGCAAACTGCGGGACTGACAGCTTACACAGAAGCCTATACAAATTCGGGCCGCACATCTTCTGGTCAATGTAAGAGGCCGCATATACATCCAAAAACACTTCAGTTGATGTTGCAGTTGTCGCTTACTTGCGGTTGTCGCCAGGGTGAATTAAGAGCCTTCAAATGGAGTGATTATAGCCCTAATAGGCAAATGATAAGGGTGTCTGGTGCAATCAAACATGGAACTCAGAAACGGGGCAAGGCGAAAACAGACCAGTCACAGGATCGTGACATTGAACTGCCCTCAGTGATTTGTCAGATGCTTGACCAGTACAGAACTAGCACAGAGTTTGCAGAAGCTGACGATTACATATTCCCATGTAGTGCAGGCACACCGTTGCGTAAGAACGACTTCACAGATATTTGTGAGCCGTTCCGGTTGAATTGCCCTTTTGTTGATGAAACAGGCAAGCCATTGAGATTCGTGTGGGGCGATTTACGCCATGCTTTCGCTAGTAACTTAATTGACCAGCTTGGAGCAAACTGGGCAGAGGTTTCTGAGTCAATGGGTCATACAAACGCTAATTTTACGCGCAAACAGTATGGTCATTATATTGTTGATGAGGAAAAGCAACAGCGTAAGCGTGAGGCAGCAGCGGCAATACTGGCGTGAGGATTACGTTATGACAACAGAGAATGAAATTTTGATGCAGTCTGTTAAGGAAAGTGTCTTAACAAAAAATGAAGCTGCAAGGGCACTTGGAATAGAGCCATCAACATTGGCAAGGATTGAGTCAGGTGAAACAAAAATAGACAACGAAGATTTGAACCGTTTTCTTAAATTGTTAAAAGTAAAAGGGGCTTAAAAAGCCCCTTTAACCCTCTCCCATAGTTGTTGCCAAAATGTTTGTTTAGCCTTCCTACGGTTGGCCCAATATTTTCTTAAACGTGCAGAGTGAGCGGCTTTTTGCTCTTCTGTCCATTGCCATCTTTTTCCCATTGTTTACTCCCAAATTTCTGCAATTCAACGGCTGGAATGTACCAGCGTCTGCCATCCCTCATAGCTTGGATGACACCTGTCTTTATCCATCTTCTGATGCGCTTACGCGCCGCATCGTTATACCCCTCAGAAAACAACACTTGGCAGGCTTCCTCAAGCGTGTAAAGCAGTGGCTCAGTCATTTGCCTGCCCATCCTGGCGGCGGTGGCGGTGGTGGCGCTACAGCAGCGTCTGACGGGGCTGGTGACTGCATTGGTGCTCCATCGTTCAAGAACAATCCGCTGTTCACTATTTTTTCAAACCCAGACGGCGTTTTAACCTGTAACTCGACGCTGGGCCTGCTGCGCCAATCACCTTGGTTTGCTTTATAATAAGCCTCAACTTGCGCTTTGAGGGTGGGGTCACTGATGTTGAACCAAAATGAAATTTGCAATGATTCATCTATCTGCAACCCTCGTTTAAGCATTTCAGGTTTCACTGACGCTTTAAACTCTGGTCTTGCCATGTCATTTATCTCCTTTTTCTATTGGCGGTTGGGCAAGGTTTTCTTCATGCTGTTTCCAAACAGCATAAAAACGATTGTAATCATCAGGTTTTTTTTCAGACATTCTGTGCAGTTGTGGATTGATTTGATTGATCCAGGCGTTAAGGCTGACAAGAGTTTTAAATTGTTTGCATTTGGCCTCTAAATCTGCCAACGACAGGTCATCCAATAGGCCGTTGATCTCACCGTCATCATCATCGTCATCATCCAGTTCTTGGATGCCTGTAGCAAGCCCTAGAGCCGCCATGAGCGCGTAACGCCGTGCATAAGACACAGCAGACCCCATTTGCTGTGAATTAGTGGGGTCTTGCACAAACAATGGGTATTTACCAACGATTGGCTCCTCACCAGATTCGTGCATGACAATGGTTTTTAAAAACGCACCATGCTCATCCCTATCAACAACCTGGCTGACACTTAAGCCGTGCGCTGCCGCCATTTTTACCTTGGTCATGATAGAACCGACAGAACTATACTTTGACCGCTGACCCTGCTTGTCAGCCGCAAGGCCAGAATTTTCTTTTTGAAACGCAGCAAACGCTTTAGCCATTTCACTCATTGTCACCCTCGACTTTTTTGGTTGGAAAAATATCTTTGTGTTGCGGATTTTTTGACATCCACAACCGCGCATAATAACTTTTAAAATTGTTGTTTAGTTTGAGCGGTTCGCCGTTTGGCCTAGCGTTCACTGTTGCTACAGATGTTTCCCAACGTATCCGCTCTAAAATCATTGCAGAGCCTATTTTTGTATGGCCCTTCGCAATCGCCTCTTGTGTAAACCTGTCCCAAAGCTGGTAAACCTTTGGGTTTTCTTGATGAAACTTTACAAACTGAGCTTCACGGATGTTGCGCGGCACACTTAATGCCTCAAATAAATTCTGTTGCATCAGTAGCTCCCTGGATGTGCTGCAAAAACAAAAGCTATGACTCCCCACAGCCAGACGGTCATAAAGCCAACGCCGCAGAAATATTTTAACGCCAACAAAAACATTTTATATTTGCGATGGTGCTGGCGCACTTCATTGGCTCTAAAATGCAGTTCGAGGTACTTATTTTTGATCATTTGACCCCCCATAGATGTTTTGCTTGTTCAACAAGGGCGGGGTGCATATCCCAAGCCCAGTGGTGGCTGAAATCAGGCTCAATCAGGCGCAGCATGTCCTGGATTGATTTGCCCTTGGTTATTTGCAGTAAGTTTTCTCTGACGGCTAATTTAGCAATCATCATATTGAGTGCAGCCGCCATGCTTTCTTCTGTCAGCCGTTCACAATTCTGTGAATTGAACACCCTATATTCACGGGCATTTGCGTAGACGATTGTTTGCGGCAAACCAGTGCCGTGCCAGTACCCAGCAACTTGCCAGATATGTGACCAATCAGGGGTCGAGGGCAGGGATGTTGCACGTTTACCAGACTTTGTTTTATCTGAAACTGATGACCACTTTGTTTTAAGCTCCACCCTCTGCGAAAAATCAGGGAAGCCGCTGTATTTGAGCTTCAACCCAGGCAAGCTGGCAAATATCTCACTTTCGCCCTCGATGCGGTTAAGGCCAAGTTGCTTGTGTGCCGACTCTACGCCCTTTATGGCGTTACGCAATACATCTGTGTATTCATCGAGGACAACCTCAAGCTGGGCTTCATCCTGTCCCTGATCCCATGTGCGCGGTTTAAACTCGTCAAATAAGCTGGCACAATGGCGAATAACTTCATTGATTTCTTGCCCCTCAATCAGGTGCATATTTGTGCCAGTTTGCGTGATACGACCACCCGCCATTTTGGCATTGTCATTATTAAGAACGGTTAGGCGTTGTCGTGCTAGATTTTTATCGCCAGGTGCCTCGCCATTTAAAATCAAGTAACATTGATCACGCTCTGGCCTGACCACACACTTGTCGTGCATTACAACGCACAGAGGCTTGTTTGGTACGCTGTGATGAAAATAATGTTTGCTTGTTGCAAATGTTTGGTCAAAAGGCGCAGACAAAAAAAACTCCATCAATACTTTGTATCGATGAAGTTAGCTACATTGACCGATTTCGTCAAGCCATAATCATGTAGGCGACAAATTAGCTGAAATTATATCCTTCTGGCTTACTGCGCCAATCGCTGCCTGCCCCAGCGCCATACTGGCGAAGGTCATCTTTTTTTACATCTACGATTTCAGCATCACGCAAATCTGGCCTGAACACTGCGCTCGTGAATGGCGCAGCCCAATCAATTGCTATATCAGTTTCTGTCTGCCAAACACCATCACCATTGTAAATTGTATATTTTTTAGCCCCAGGCTGTGGATACAGCTCACCCAAAAGCAAGCGGCCAGTTCCGGTTTCTCTTACAAGTGCGTGGTGCATGATTGCTTCTTGATCAATTGCAAAATTTACTGGGCTTTTGTTGGTGTGATCTTTTTTTAATCTAAAGATAAAATATGCACCAGACATCCAAGCATACACGCCTTCGATGTCATCCTGCCAGCGCAAACACACAGTATGCGTTTGAAAAAATGTGTTTAAAAACAGGCAGCGCATTGTCTCTTGTTTTGAATACCAAATGCTATTTTGCTCACGTTCAATGTGCCAGTTGTTGCCGTCTTGGATACAATGGCCAAGCAGCGGAATAGGGCTGTTTTGATACATTATCTGCTGGGGTAAGCAGTTTAAAATTTGCGCGTACTCTTCTGCATCGCGGCGCGTGATTTTTATCGCACCACTTTTGTGACGCGACAAAGTTTCTGGCTTAATGCCTTTTTCGTCAGCCACAGCGCGATTCGTCATGCCGCTACGGCGTATCATTTTGTCAAGGTTGTTACTCATACAATACGTTTCTTCATCATAAGTATTGATCATATCATCTTGTCCGAAACTGTCACAATGGTTTTTTTCAGGTATATAGCATTGACCAGATATGTCAATATATGTACATAAATAAGACATGACACTTGATGAATTTAGAAAAGACAAGGGTTTGAGCCTTTCGGCATTGGCAAGGGAACTGGGCGCGGCACACGCAACTGTTGTAAGGCGGTGGTGTTTACCACCAGGTCATCCAGAGGCACAGATTCCGCATCAAAAATATATGTATGCGATAGTTGAACTCTCAGATGGCAAAGTGCAGCCAAATGATTTTTACGGCGCGATGCCTCATGACAGAGGATGAACTGCAAAAACATGTGGTGGATTGGCTAAAATCAAGCCTGCCTATCGGGTCAGTAGTGCATCACTCGCCTAACGAGGGCAAGCGGCACGTCGCTTACAAGGTGAGGCTGAAAAGTTTGGGCATGATTACAGGCTGGCCTGACCTCGAAGTATTCGTTCCCGACACAGGCTGGATCGACCTGGCTTGCAAGGGGCCAATCATGTTTGAACTGAAGCGGCCCAAGGGCGGCAGGCTAACAGACAAGCAAAAAAACATACAAGATAGATTGCGCTGTTGCGGCGTTTACTGCGTTACAGCCAAGCGCTTGTCGCAAGTGCAGGCATACTTGCAACCTTTGTTGCACTTGCGCGACACGCCGCAAGCTAGAATCACACAGCAAATTTGTGAGGCGCAAGGTGGTTGATGTCATGAAAGTCATGCGCCGCCCTGGCGTTTGGGAATACTTTGCAGAGTGCGAAGCTTGCGACGGCACAGGCAGCGTTGAGACAGATGTGCCTGTCATTGATTTTATGAACGGCGGCTATCTTATAATGGGCAAAGGTGACTGCGATAAATGTTCAGGTGATGGCTACCGTGACCTGACGGACGATGAGTATGAAGCTGCGGTGTTCAACGGGGAGATACCCTC